ATGGCGGAATCCAACCGTTTGACGCAGCGGAAAATTGACACGGCAAAGCCGGGGGATAAGGCTTATAAGCTTTACGATGGCGGCGGGCTGTTTTTGTTTGTGCATCCTGCCGGTGGGAAATACTGGCGGCTGAAATATCGGTACGGTGGTCGTGAAAAGGTGTTGTCTATCGGTGTTTATCCGGTCGTGACCCTTAAGGCGGCGCGTGATGCGGCTTTTGAGGCAAAGCGGCAGCTTTATGAGGGGATAGACCCGAGTGCGTTGAAGCGATCTGCAAAACAGGCGGCGCGGGCGGCGGCCGGTGGGCAAAGTATGGTCGATTTGGGCGCAGCATGGTATGAATCGCGGGTGGGTAAGCTGGCTAAAAATACGTTGGATGGCGACAAGGCGAGCCTTGCGCATATCAATGAATTTTTCCGAAAGAATACGGATATTAATGCCATTACGGCGCTGGATATGTCTGAGTTTGTTGAATGGATGAATGCCAAGAATATACCGGCGCGTGCAACGCGTGTGATGCAGATTGCTGAAGCGGTGTGGGATTATGCTGTTCGTAAGGGCATAATTATCAGTGATAGGCGTAATCCTGTCGAAACGGCCAAAGGGTTGCTTACGCCTTATCAATCAAAACCGGAAGCGCATTTGGCTGAGAGCGAGTTGCCGTTGTTTTTTTATTCGCTCCTGAAAGATGAAAGAATTACGGCTTTGGCCAAGTATTTGGTATTGCTTACCGCGCTTATTGCACCACGGAGTGGATCGATAGTGGCCAGCCGGTGGGAAAATGTGGATTTGGATCGTAAAGTCTGGCTTATGCCGGGTGAAGATATGAAGATGCGGAATGATTTTTTGATTCCGCTGTCTGATTGGTCGGTGGCATTGCTGTCTGAGCTGCGTAAGGCAACGGGGCGGCATGAATTTGTTTTTCCGGCCATGAGGAATGATAGTGTATCGGGTACTGTTGGCGTGAAGCTTGGGCATCAGGCGATTAAGCGGTGTGGTTATGATGGGCAGACTGCCGGTAAATCGAATGCTACCATGCACGGCTTTCGGCACTTGATGACGAATATTTGCCTGGTGAACGGCAAGGATATTCTGACGATGGATTTGGCGCTTGGGCATGTGAGTAAATCGGCGTTAAAGCGAGCGGGGTTTTCTTCTTTACCGCATTATCTGACAGCTCAGGAATTCAGATTTAATGAGCGGCGTGAACTGGCGCAATGGTATAGTGATTATTTGCGCCGGTATTATGATCAGGCTGTGGCGCGGCTACATGGGGAAGGGATAACGGATTTCTTCGGTAATTGGAAGATGTTTTATCAGGATTGAGATTATGAAACAGGCCGTCTGAATTTCAGACGGCCTTTGTGTTGTCACTGGTTTGGTTTTTGTTGCTGTTTTTGATTTCTGTGGTTTATATCGTTGGTTAGTTTGTTCAGTAGCGGCGCGGTTTGAGCGTGGGCTTGGATTAAGTGGCCGTAGTCGGCCAGGCTTAATATTTCGATTGCTTGTTCGGTGGCGGATTCTAGTATTTTGATTTCGTCGCCGGTGGCTACGAAGCGGCCGATGTTGTTTTTTCGGATTTGTTGGGCTTCTAGTGTGTCGCTGACGTGGTTTACAAAATAATCGCGGGCGATGCTTAGTTTGATGCGGGCGATTTCTTGTACGGTGTCATCGGCTTGGATTTTGGTACTTTGTAGGATGAGGACTAATTCAACCATGAGGTAATTGGTACAGCAGGCAGCCCATAAGTCGGTCTCGTTGGCTGTTCCTGCTTTCAGGCGGTCGATGTACTTCAGCAGCGGGCTAGTGGCTTTGTCGATTTCGTTGATGGTCAGACCGCGACGGCTGGTTTTCATGATGGCTATCATGTGTGGGGGTATGCCGTCAAAGGTTTTGGGTTGGTACCGTTTTCTTTTTTTCATGCTGCGTCCTTGGTGTGCCATCGGCCCAATAGCTGAACCGATGGCGGATAATGCGTTCGATGATGATTTGGATGATGATCAGGGCTAATTTAATGATGGTGGGCATAATCGATCGTTTCCTGTACCCAATCTTCTTTTTGCATTGCTAGTCTTTCATAAAAGTAAACCAGAGTGTTTGACCTTTTCTGTTTGTTGTGTGACCGAACAGTGGTTTGTATGGTGTTAATTCTAAAACCGCTTTGTTTGATATTTGGTTTTCATTCCATTTGAAGATCAGTATTCCGCCGATTTCCAATACTCTGAAGCATTCAGCAAATCCTTGTTTAAGGTCATCTTGCCAGCTTTGGGTAAGCTTGCCGTATTTAAGGGCCAGCCATGATTTTTCCCCGGCGCGGATGAGATGGGGTGGATCAAAAACTATTATCTTGAAGCTGTTATCGGGGAATGGTAGGTCTCTGAAATCCAGTTTTATATCAGGGTGAATTTCCAGATGCCGGGAGTAGTTTCGATCTTTTAAAGTGTGTTCTTCATAGCGGAGGTCTCCAAATAGAGTGCGTTGGTCGTTTTTGTCAAACCACATCATGCGACTACCGCTGCAAGGGTCTAGTATTTTATGTTTCATGGTTCGTAAACCAATCCGCCGCCGATTAATTCGGGATGAGCGTCAAAATCAATACAGCCATAATCGGGATTGCACTCTTGGGCGGCTGTATTTTCGTGGTGGGCAATGGCCGGGGCGCAACCATAACCGAGTGCGGCGGCTAGGATGGCGATGATTAGTGTGTAGCGGATTTTCATTTCAGACGGCCTTTCTTAAAAATATCGGGGATTGCGTCCATTAATGATTCTGCAACCATTTCGGCGCGGTCTTGCGTTAATGCTTTAAAAATTCGGTCTTGCTTTGAGCGATTTGGAAATTTGAATTGCCATGTGGAGTTGATTGATTTAACTGTCCCACTTGCTTCGAAATGTGAATTCGGGATATTAAGCACGAATATCGATTGGTAGTTATTACGATGCTGTGTTTGAATTTTCAGCATGAGCCGGCCATATTTTGTGCGGTAGATTTTACGTTTCATTTAATCAGCCTTTCTCCATGAGCCTTTTGGCATAATTTCGGTAATATCTTCATTTGCCCATTTTTGAAATTTTTCTAATGGGACTTTGGGATAATTTTGTCCGGGTTTGACTTCTAAGCTATCGTATTGAACGGTGATGCCGTCAAAATAAATAACTTGTCGATCGTTATAAAAATCTCCTTCAAAGGGGAGGCGGATGATTTTTGGGCGTTTGGCTGAATAGACTCGGCCTGTTTTAATCTCTAAATTATTTTGCATTTCACATGCTCCCTAAATGGATGGTTTGTACTAATTCTTTTAATGCGGTTTTGACTGCTTGCTGTGGTTCGCGGTGTCCGCCGGTTCTGACGAGGTTTTCGCCGGATTCGTTGCGGATTTGGCAGCTGTAGTAGGTCAGATAGTTGGTTGTGGTGTTAGCGTTTACGTCAATTCGCAATAGGTAGGTTTCTTGAACTTGGGTAGTCATGCGGCGGCTCCTTTTGGGTTGTTGGTTTTTGCGGCTTGAGCGGCCAACCATGCGTCTATGTTGGATTCAAGCCATACTGTTACGTTGCAGGCGATTTTGAAGGGTTTGGGGAAAGTGGCGTCATAGCGGGTGTTGTCGGGGTTGCATTTCGCCCAGACAAAGGGAATGCTGACCCCTAGCTTTTCGGCGACTTGTTTGGCGCGTAGTGCGCGGTCGGTATATTTTTCTGAAGTCATGGTGGTTTCCTTTGTTTCTTGCTTCGATGTGTGAATATTAGCAAATTGCTATTGTAAATAAAATAGCAAAATGTTATTTTTTTGTATTTTATTGTTTTAAAAGGCTATTTATTTTTTATTGGAATATCAATTTGCTATCGTTGGATAAAATAAAGGCCGTCTGAATATTCAGACGGCCTTTTGCGATTATGTCCGGATTACAGGTCCAAAAAGTCGAGGGGGAGGACTTTCCAGAATTTGCCATGTACGGTTAATTGGTCGTATTCGTCCGGCAATATATCAAAATTGGATTTTGAGTAGGCGGGGTTGTCGGATGTGACGTGCAATACGCCACCTTTTCCGCGTGCGAGCCTTTTGATGTAGGTATAGCCTTGGAAGGTGATTAGATATATGCCGCTGTTGGTAAATTCGGCGGTGTCGGTTTTTATCAGGGTAATGGATCGGCGCGGAATGGTCGGTTCCATGCTGTCGCCGTCGGGCGGGCATAAGCTGACGTTTTTCAGATTGGCTGTGCCAAGCAGTTCTTGTAGAGCGCTATTGGGTAATTCTATCGACCGGAGGAGGTCGGGGAATTCGGGGTTAATGTGTCCGTGGCCGCAAGATGCGGCTACGTCGTATAAATTCAATGTTGTGCTGTCATTTTTTCGAGATGAGAAGCTACCTATCGTTTGACTATCTTTATCTTCAGGCTGATCAAACCAGCCAATCGGTTTGCCTGTTTTTCTTTCGATTTCCCGAGCAGTTTCAGATTTTAATGAGCGAGGTTTGCCCGTCGTACTTGGGGTGCCATTTATCCATTGGCTGATTTGTGCGGGATTTTTCTCGATTTGTCGTGCAAGTGTGGCTTGTGATCCGTATTCGGCAATCAGGATGCGTAGCTTTTCGCGATATGTCTCTTCAATAGTTTTCATGATAATTCCTTTTTTTAAATCATAGCAAAATGCTATAAATTTAAAATACGCAAAATGCTATTGCTTAGTAATTAGCAATTTGCTAATATAACGCCATTAGGAAAGGAATTTTATGAAGCTTAATGAATATTTCCATTCAGAAAGTATTTCTGCGGCCGCTTTTGCAAGAAAGATTAAAGCCCATGCTCCTGATGTTTTGCGTTGGGCAAATGGCCAACGAACGCCACCTGTGATTTGGTGCGTCCGTATTGAGAGCGCTACTGGTGGGGTTGTTACGCGGCGCGATTTACGCCCTGATGATTTTGCTGAAATTTGGCCTGAATTAGTTGAGGTGTGAAATGAATGGAATAGTGATCGCCGCCGTTCGTTGGATTTCAAAATTGCGCGTTGCGTTAATTCTGTCCCCTTTGGTGACTGTGTCTTGAAATACCCCTGATTCCGATACGCCATGTCGGGATGTTTTTCCACCTGCCTTTTCCATTAGAGGGGGGGGGCAGGCTTTTTTTACGCCTAAATTTTGTATAAGGCCGTCTGAAATGAATAAATTAGACTTTAAATCTGTTGCTGATGCTGCTTTGAATGCGGTGGATAATTTGCTGGCGGAATGGTTGCCCGGCGGTAAGTATAAGGGGCATGAGTTTTTTGCGTTGAATCCGACACGCGCAGACCGTCATTTGGGTTCGTTTGCGGTAAATACGCATTCGGGCGCATGGGCTGATTATGCGACCGATGATGCCGGCGGGGATTTGATCAGCCTTTATGCTTATTTGTTTACGCATGGCAATCAGGGCGATGCGCTTCGTGCTGTGGCCGAACGTTTGAATATAGGTGGCTTTGAGCCGGTGGAGCGTGTTCTTTGGGATGGTACTCCGAACTATGGTAAATCTGGTCGGGCGCGGGAAACATGGACGCCGATTGTGCCGGTGGATGAGGCGAAATTGGGCTTTTTGCGTGGTTCGTCGTCGTTTAAATTCCGTGCTAGGGATAAAAGGGTTGATCGGCAGGCAGTTTATCGTGACGAGCAGGGCCGTCCGTTGATGGTTATTCAGCGTTTTATCGGTGCTGACGGGCATAAGGAAGACCTGCCGTTTGCATGGTGTCAGAATGGCAAGGGCGAGCAGGAATGGCGGAATCGTCGTGTGCTTGAGCCTTTGCCGTTGTATGGTTTGGATGATTTGGCACGCCGCCCGAATGCGCCTGTTTTGTTGGTCGAGGGGGAGAAATGTCGGGACGCGGCGGCAAATTGCCATGATTTGGCTGATTATGTTGCGGTGTCTTGGCACGGTGGTGCAAATGGTTGGAAAAAATCCAACTGGCAGCCGCTTGCCGGCCGTAGGGTGGTGTGTTGGCCGGATTGTGATAGTCAACGCCGAAAACGTTCCAAAAAAGATGTTGAGGAGGGTTTGAGCGAATGGGATATGCCGTATTTGGATTATTTGGAACAGCCGGGTATGGCGGCGATGTTGGGTATTGCGGCGGTATTGGTTGATTTGGGCTGTTCGGTCGAAATCGCGGATATTCCACGTCCTGGCGTTTGGCCAAGTGGCTACGATATTGCTGATGTGTTGGTGGATACTGAGCCGCTTACCAGTGTTCGGGCGGTGATGTCCGCTTTGCGGACTTATCCTTTTGTGGATGATTCCGACCCGGCAATCTTCCCGTGCCCTTCTGATAATATGAGTGGGTGCGATGCACCGCACCCACAAGACCAAGGGGGCGGCGCGGGGGCGGATGTTGACCATTCGTCTGTGGGGAGCCGTGAAGGTTTAGTCATGCAGGAATTGATGGATAATTTTGCTCAAGTCGGTTTGAAGGAGCGTGTTATCTCTTTGAAAACAGGGGAAATTTTTAGTTTTCGCCAGTTGGGCAAGATTTTCGGCAAGGAGGCGGTGCTTGGTTGGTCTTATAAGGCTAAACGGCAAAAGGTTGAGGAATTTGAGGCGGAAATCATCGGTAAGCGGTTGAAGTTGGAGGCGTTGGCCAAGATTGATGATATGTTTGCGGATATGATTAACCGCTATATTTATTTGGATGGGACAACTGATGCTTTTGATATTAAGCTGGATTCGGTTGTGTCATTGGCGGCGGTAAAGGCGGCGTGGCCGGAGCAGTTTGATGATTGGTCGAAATCTCCGGCGCGAATGGTATGCCCGATCTCGAATTATGTTTTTGAGCCTGATTTGCCGTGTGGAGTATCGTTTAATGATGATAATTTAGTCAATTATATCAATATGTTTCGTGGTTTGCCTGTGCCTGCGGTTTTCCCGGAGGTTGAGACGGCCAAGGATGTGTCGATTGCGGATTTGAAGGCGCGTTTCCCTGGGTGTAAGCATATCATTGGCTTGATTGAAAATTTATGTGCCGGCAATGGTAATAAGGCTGATGCATCTGTCGAGTGGGTTTTGAATTGGTTGGCTTGCCGTTTCCGCTGGCCTGAACGTAAGCCTGCAACGGCTTTGGTTTTCATTTCTGAAACTCAGGGGGTGGGTAAATCGACGTTCGGCGAGCGTGTTGTTAAGGGTTTGTTTGGTGATTATTTGCGCCAACTTGACCAAAATGCGCTGGAATCTCGCTTTAATGCGGTTTTGCTGTTTGCGTTGGTTACAATTTTTGAAGAGATCAGTCCGTCTGATGAGCGAATGAATATCATCGGTAAGCTTAAAAATATGATTACGAGTGATGTGATTATGGTGGAGCGCAAAGGGCGCGATGCTGAAAAACATTCGGATTATAATTCGTATATCATTTTTTCGAATGATGAGCGTTCGATACCGATTGAATCAAATGACCGGCGTTTTATGGTATCGGGTTGTAGTCGGAAATTCACGGATGATATGTATGCTAATTTGGATGCAGAATTGAAAAATGGCGGTATTGAGGAATTTGCTGCGTTTTTATGTGCTTTGCCGTTGATGTACACCAATGATCAGGGGGAGCGTGTGCCGTTTAATCCGCATTCTAAGCCGTTGATGACGCCTATTAAACGCCGGATGATTAATCTGAATAAGCCGGGTTGGGAGGCGTTTTTGGATGATTGGTATAATGGTGATATTGATGTGCCTTTTATTACTTGTGCGGCGACGGATTTGTGGAAGGTTTACAAGAAATGGTGCTACGATACTAAGACTTTTAGTATGACCCAGAAGAATTTTTATTCAAATATGGCCAAGCGCTTACAAGATGTGAGAACTTGGGTTAGAATGAATGGATATGACAAGAAGCGTTTGCGTATCTTTGTGGTGCCACATAATTGGTTGCGCCCGGAAATGCAGCAACTCTTCCCACAGCCCAACACGGATAATACTGCCCGTGATTCGGATGACGCTGTCAGCAAGATGGATTATTACGGCAATCAGGTGGCGGAATTTAGCCGAATTTTGGAAAAGTTGTCGTTGTAATTTTGGTTTGTCCATATTTTTGCTGGTTTGTCCATATTATGTGGTCTTCTGAAAGCCTTATAAATCGTGGTTTGTCCAGTTTGTCCAGTTTGTCCATAGGTCAAAACCTTATACGCGCGTAATGATTTTTTCATTACGCGCTTTTTTGTGTATACATGGTTTTTTATTTTTATTTTTTTACTTCCGCATACGGACTTACTTAAAAAGTATGGACAAACTGGACAAACCAATAAATATAAGGCTTTTACTATGGACAACACTCTGGACAAGTATGGACAAACCAGATAAAAATTTTGAAAAATATGGACAATCTAATTTTTGTTGGTTGTTGTTTCTTGGTTTGATATAATTTCATTCATATAAAACAAAGCCCTGCGTTAATTGATGGGGCTACAGGGTAACTGTATGGCGAGATTGATACAGGATTGAATGACAATTAATGGACTGTTGGAATATTGGGCAGATTGGTGTTTGGGCCGGTTCGATTCTTCGGGTCGGTGTTCGAGTAAATTAAATGCGTTGATGGCTTCTGGGGTGTCGTTGCCCGGTAGTTCAACCGCTTTTTCGCAAATCCCATATGGTATTGACGGCGATGCGGTTGCGATGACGGTTGATCGGTATGTGTCTAGGTTGTCGGCGGTGCCTGCGGCGGTGTTACGGGTTGAGTTTTTAACGGCTGGTAATCAGCTGGAAAAAGCGGCTCATGTATCGCAGCAGTGTGGGGCGGTTGTCAGTCATCAAAACTACCGTGTGACACTGCACCGGACAATCAAAAAACTTGAGGCTAATCCCGAAATTGCATTTTTATTGAGAAAATTGTCTTGACGGGTTGTAACATTTGATGTTTAATTATGACAAACTGTGGTTTACGTGCGTAACGAGACCACAGTTTTTTTATTGTCATTACCCGTATAGGCCGTCTGAACCGCCATTTAGACGGCCGTTTCTTTGGGGTGGATATGATAAAGATTAAAGCGGATGCCCGCGAAACCGTGCGCTGGTTTGATAATGTGCAGAAAAAACAATTGCCGTTTGCGTGTAGTCGAGCTTTAAACGCTGTGGCAAAAGACGTTAAGACTGCCGAACAAACGGAAATGAAGTCGGTCTTTGCTGCACCGAAAGCTTATACCGTGAATTCGGTTTTCGTCCGAAAGTATGCGCGTAAGACTGATTTAACCGCTGTTGTTGATTTTAAAGACGGTGGCCGTGGGCGCAGTGCTGCTAAATATCTTGCGGCGCAAATCGAAGGCGGAAGCCGTAGGCAGAAAGCGGTGGAATCGTTATTGATTGGCCGTGGGTTAATGCCTGCCGGAATGAAGATTGTTCCGGCTGCGGTCAAGCTGGATCAGTACGGTAACATAACGCTTGGCACGTTCAGGCGCTTGGTTGCCGGCGTGGCGGCGGGTACGCACTTTGTGCTACATCGTCAGCGTGGCAAGCTTGAGCCTGGACTTTATCAGCGTAGTAAGCGCGGCAAGGTTAAGCCCTTGCTGATTTATGTGAGTGGTGCCAGCTATGGTAAGCGATTTAAATACTTTGAAACGGCAGAACGTACAGTTCAGTCCAAGTATCGTCAACACTTCGATAGGGAGTTGGCAAATGCTGTGGCAACAGCCCGTTAGGTACTTCCGCCGTCGCTGGACACGCGGGTGATTCGCGCCGCGTTTTTTGTGAAGCGACAGGGGGCGTTAGCTTCCTTACTTGGTTTTGTTCCGATGATTTTTGTGTGTGATGTGAGTTTTATGGGTGGCCTTTGTCCACCCAGTTTTTTTTAGTGTGTTTCAGACGGCCTGTCATTTTTGAATGTGTTGATATTGGGTCTGGTGGCAAGCCGTCTGAAGTGCATTTTTAGGACTTGGATATGCTGGTTAATAAAAGGCAGTTGTCCGAGATTTTAGGCGTGTCCGAACGGTCGTTGACGGATTGGCAGAAAGAGGGTTTACCCGTTGCCAGCTATGCCGACAATCGAGGACAGGCAAACGAATACGAAAGCAGTGAAGTTATCCGCTGGATGGTTCAGCGTGAAATTGAGCGACTGAACAAGGAGAAGCCGCGCGATAGACTGGACAGGCTTAAGGCTGATGCGATTGAGCTTGATATTAAAGAGAGAACGGGCGAACTTGCTCCGGCCGCGTTGTTTGAGCGCGCTTGGTCGGATCATATACTTGCTGCCCGTACCGAATTTTTAACGATGCCTGATATTTTGGCCACCGAATTGAGCGCGACGGCTGGCGTTGAAATCGACCCAGATGCCATTGCCGCCCATATTTACCGAGCGCTTGATAAGCTGGCGAACTACGGAGCCGATGACGATGCAGACAGCGACAGCAACGATGCAAGTGCAGATGGCTGATACCGTGTTGCGCGTGTTGCGGCAGGCATGCCAGAAATGGCGTCCGCCGCGTAAGGTAAAAACACGTGACTGGGCGAATAAGTACCGCTACTTGTCGAGTATTGAAGCAGCCCGACCCGGTAAATACGTTTTGGGCGTTACGCCATATCTTGAGTGGGAAAACAGCCCGCTTGACGCTCTTGATGATCCAAATGTACAAGTGATTTGCTGCCAAAAATCCGCGCAAGTCGCATGGACTTCCGGTGTATTGGGTAACTTCTTGGGCAAGACAATCGACACCGACCCTAGCCCAATACTGGTGCTATTCCCGAAAGAGGGTGCGGCCAAGGAGTACATGGACGAGAAGTTCACGCCGATGGTAGAGGCTACACCTGCCCTGCGTGAAAAAGTCGATACCCGTGCCCGCGTGCAAGGGCAAAGGCAGCTATTTAAGAAATTCCCTGGCGGTTTCCTTAAGCTGGTGGGTTCAAACAGCCCTGCCAGCGTGAAATCGTCGCCGGTGCCGATTGTGTGTGTGGAAGAACCTGACGACTGTAACCTAAACCTACGGGGGCAGGGCGACAGTATCAAGTTGGCAAAGGAGCGAACAAAAACCTACCGCCGTCCGAAAATTATTTTAGGCGGCACACCAACCATTGCAGGCGTATCAACCATAGCGGCTGAAATGGAGCTATCCGATAAACGCGTTGGTATGGTGCCATGCCATGAATGTGGCGAAGCGCACGCTTTGAGTTTTGACTACTTAAGCTGTGATGAAGATCCGAACGGCAACCATCCCGTTTTCGGCAAGAAATTGCCTGAAACTGCACACTACACCTGCCCGCATTGTGGCAGTGTGTGGAACGATATGCAGAAAAACCGCAACGTGAAGCGCGGCTGGTGGCAAGCTACCGCCCCATTTCATGGCACCGCTGGTTTTTATCTGAACGAGCTTTACAGTCCGTTTCCCGGCAGTGTCTTTTCCGAATTAATGAAAAAATGGCTCACCGCTCAGTATGAGATGGATAACGGCGATGTCGCTCCAATGATTGCATTTGTCAATTCATCAATTGGAATTCCGTTTGAAATGACGAACGACGGTGTTAAAGAGGATGAGCTGGCTGAGCGTGCCGAAGACTACCCGGAAAATACCGTACCACGTGGTGGCCTGTTGTTGACAATGGGTGTTGACGTACAGCACGACCGATTGGCTATTATTATTCGCGCCTGGGGGCGCGGTGAGGAAAGCTGGTTGGTTTGGTGGGGTGAGATACACGGCAATACCGTTGACCCTAAATCAGACGTTTGGCGCAAGCTGGCGGAAATGATTTTTCAGACAGTCTACCGGCATGAAAGTGGTGCCGGTATGAAGATTGCCGCGGTGTCTATTGATAGTTCAGACGGCAATACGTCTGATGCGGTTTATGGTTTCGTACGCGCCTGCCGCGGTTATAAGAATATCAATGTAATGGCTGTGAAGGGTAGTTCGAACCCGGATAAAGAGATTTTCAGCCGCGCCCGTGCGATTGATCTGAAACACAAAAACACCAAGGCCGACAAATTCGGCGTACAGGTGTATAGCGTTGGGGTGAGCCGTGCTAAAGACCTGCTGATTGATGAGCATGCCCGAATTAATTTAGAAGGTAGCGGCGCCGGCCGTATGCACTTTTATTCAGGCGTCCGCGCCGATTACTGCAGCCAGTTGTTGTCTGAAATCAAAGTGCCGAGCCGGATGAATAAGCACAAAAAAGTGTGGCAGAAAAAAGTAGGAGTGCGAAACGAAGCGTTAGACTGCGAAGTGTACGCACTTCATGCCGCCCGTTCGCTGGGTACGCATACCATGTCTGCCGCGCGGTGGGCGTTGTATGAATCGGCCTTGTTGCAATCCGAACTGTTTTCAGAACCGAAAGCTGAAGCTGATCAGGTTGTTGGATCTGAAACCGGCCACAAAAACAGCAGCGGTTATTCGGCCGTGAACCGTCGCAAGCGTGGCAGCAATTTTGCAACTAATTTTTAAAATCGTATCCTGATTGCGTAGAATGTCAGGCAACTTCACAGGGATAAGCAGCCTATGTTTCTGTGTCGGAATATTGCTGCCGGGGATTTATTCGCCTCGTTAGACAGTTAGGATATGACAGCCGGAAAGACGGCTTTTAAATCATTGACACGTCGGCGGTGGCACTGCACGACGGTGAAGGACCGAGGCCGGAGAGATGTAGCCGGTACAGTCTGTAAACAGCCCGGCGGTGGCGCGTCGTTAGCAAAGGCAACTGCTACTGTTACTCTCAACCGCCGCCCGGCCTGTAAGTTATGCTTACAGGTTAGGGTGGTTTATAACCGCTTAAAACTATGAAAACCGAAATTTTAGACTACATCCGCGCCCATCCCGGCTGCACTTCTACCAGTGTTAATAAAGCAGTGAGAGAAGATCGAAGCTGGGCAGATTGGATTAATACGCGCAACGATATAGACAACCTGATTAAAGAAGGGTTGGTCAGATCGAGCGAAGAAAACGGTATCACTTTATTTTATTTAACGGATAAGGCCGTCTGAAATGACTATCCAGCAAATCACTGCCGATCAGCGTGAACAGCAGTACATCGCCGAATTGGATGATGCCCGTGAAATCTTGCAGGTGCTTAAAAACGCCTATAAGGAACATGCTACCGGCCGTGGCTTAACCAAGCGCTACAAAATTAAAGACCGTGAAATGGAGTTTGTCGATTTGGCAGATTTGCTGAAGCAAATCCGCTATTGGGAAAACGAAGTTCGGAAATTTGAAGCTGCATTAGGTTTTTCGGCTAGGCGTAGTGGCCGTATTATCTGCCGATTTTAGGAATACACCATGCCAACAAACAACCCAACCGTGCAAAAGCGCGGTTTTTTTGCGCGTATGTTCGGGCGCAAACGGCCGGAGCAGCCCCAGCAGGGTAATCGCCGCAATTTTGCCGGTGCAGGCCGTTTGGGTGCGTTGCAATCGTGGCAGCCGCAAAACTGGTCGGCTGATGCTTTGGCGCAATCTGATTTAGACCGGTTGCGGGCGCGCGCCCGTAGCTTGGCGCGAGATAACGACTATATGCGGAAATTCTTGCAAATGGTCGAAAGCAACATTATTGGGCGCGAAGGTTTTGCATTACAGATGCGGGTGCCGATGGACAACAGCAACAGTCCCGACGGTATCGCAAATCGTGTAATTGAAACGGCGTTTTCCCGCTGGGTACGGCGCGGTGTGTGTGATGTCACTGGATTGTTGTCATTTGCTGATTTGCAACGCCTTTTGGTGCGTTCGGTAGCGCGTGACGGTGAAGCGTTAGTGCGTCATATCTGGGGATTTGGGAACGACTACGGTTATGCCTTGCAGGTTCTCGATATTGACCGTTTGGATACAGGTTTCAGCCGTGATCGGACGGACAATCTTAACGCGGTACGCATGGGTGTGGAGCTTAATGAATACAGTCGCCCGGTGGCTTATTGGTTGCGCACCAGCCATCCCGGCGAGCGCGGTCAGATTTCATCCAGCCCAAATCTGCGTGAGCGGGTGCCGGCAGATGAGATCAGCCATATTTACCTGCACGACCGCCCGGAACAGCGACGCGGCTTCCCGTGGGTTGCTTCAGCGATTGTCGGGCTGCAAAACTTGGGCGGTTACCAGGAAGCGGCGATTATTGCGGCGCGTATCGGTGCGTCAAAGATGGGTTTTTTCAAGCAAACCGAAGAATCTGACAGCTTTATGCCGCCAATCGATGGGCAAGAAGTGAATAACGGGCATGGCGGTGTTGATTTAATCGATACGGTTGAACCTGGGACGTTCCATGAGTTGCCCCAGGGGTACGATTTCACTCCTTTTAATCCAGATTATCCCCATGCGAATTATGATGCTTTCGTTAAAGCAAGTTTACGCGGTTTGGCGAGCGGATTAGGGGTTTCGTATCACTCGCTGGCAAACGATTTGGAGGGTGTTAACTTTTCCAGCATCCGTAGCGGTACCCTTGAGGAACGTGACGCGTGGATGTCGTTGCAGAACTGGTTTGCCGAAAGCTTTTTGTATGACGTTTTCGACCGTTGGATTGAATCGGCGTTGCTTATGGGGGCGATTAAGTTGCCTAGCGGTAAAGCATTGCCGCCTGCCAAGCTGGATAAGTTTAAAAACTACCAATGGCAAGGTCGCCGCTGGTCGTGGGTTGACCCGTTGAAGGATATTAAAACTCACGAAGCAGCTGTATCGCTGGCGGTTAAATCACGGCGCGATATTTGTGCCGAAATGGGCTTGGATTTTGATGATGTGCTGGCTCAAATCGAGCAGGAAAACGTGCTGATGGCCGAAAAAGGCATTATCTCAACTGTAAGCAATTCCGCTGCGGCGGTAGAGGAAACACCAAATGACGAAACACAATAAACCAGATAAAGCAGATATGCAAAACATGAGCCGATTTGCCGTATTCGAGCGTGAAACGGTGAATACCGAAAATCGTACGGTCGAAGTGGCATTTTCGAGTGAGGAGCCGGTAAAACGCTGGTTCGGCGATGAAGTATTAAGCCACGCGCCCGGCGCGTGTGATTTGAGCCGTTTAAACGATGGCGGCGCGGTGCTGTTTAATCATGCTTGGGATAAGCATATCGGCGTAATTGAACGCGCTTGGATTGATTCCGACAAAAAGGGCCGTGCATTAATCCGATTTGGTAATAGCGCCCGTGCCGCGGAAAAGTGGCAGGACGTGCAAGACGGCATCCTGCGCCATATTAGTGTTGGCTACCGTGTTAATGATATGGCATTAGATAATCCCGAAGCTGATTATGATGATTATCGCTACATTGTTACCAGCTGGGAGCCATACGAAATCAGTTTTGTAACCGTGCCTGCCGATACTACGGTTGGTGTTGGACGCAGTAACACGCCTGAAGTAACACAATTGCCGGTGGAACCGGAAACCCAAAATCCTGAACCTATTGAAAAAGGAAACCGTAACATGGATAAAACCCAAAATAAGCCGGCAGTTGTACCTGCCGAACCAACCGATACCGCTGAACGCGGCATGCAAGCCGAACGCAGCCGTGTAAGTGAATTGCTGGCGATTGGCCGTGCATATGCGGCGCATGGTGGCATTGAGGCCGCCGAAAAAGTGATTGCAAGCGGCGGTAATGAAGCGAATTTGCGCGCGGTCATCATGGAAAACATGAAAACGCCCACTACCGTAACATCAGACAGCATCGGTATGAACGCTACCGAAAAACGTGAATTTTCGTTGCTGCGAGCAATGGAAGCCGCGGCCACTGGTAAGTGGGAAAAAGCAGGTTTGGAGCGTGAAGTATCTGCTGAGTTGGAAAAACAGCATGGTCGTAGCGCAACCGGCTTCTTCGTGCCTACTGATCTGATGGCACGTGCATACAGCAAAGGCAATGCAGCCAACGGCGGCAACACTATTGCTACTGATTTCCGTGATGACTTGTTTATCGATCTGCTGCGCAACCGTCTTGCTACCGCCCAACTGGGCGCTACCGTATTGGATGGCTTGGTTGGTGATATTACTATCCCGAAACAGCTGACCGGTAATAGCGTAACTTGGGTGGATGAAAACGGCCAAGCCAGCGATAGCAATGCCACATTTGGCCAAATTGGCTTGAAACCTAAAACCGTTACTGCCAATACCGAATTAAGCCGCAAATTCATGCTGCAATCGTCTTTGTCGGCTGAACAATTTGCACGTAATGAATTGCTCCAGGCCATGATGTTGGGTATCGATTTGGCAGCCATCAACGGTAGCGGCACGTCGAATCAACCTACAGGCATTCTGAATACATCCGGTATTGGCGCGGTAGCCATCGGTACCAACGGTGGCGCGTTGACTTGGCAGCATATCGTTGCGTTGGAAACATCCATTGCCGCCGCAAACGCAGATTTGGGCAACTTGGCATACCTGACCAACACCAAGGTGCGCGGTGCGCTGAAAACTACTCTGAAATCCGAAGGCGTGAGTGGTTATATTTGGCAAGACGGCGATACTCCGTTGAATGGCTACCGCTGCGCAGTATCCAATCAAGTGCCGAGCAACCTGACTAAGGGTTCTGCGGCGGGTAAATGCAGCCCTCTGATTTTTGGTAATTGGGCTGACCTGATGATTGCCCATTGGGGTGTTTTGGATGTGATTGTTGATCCGTACACCAAGGGTAAGCAAGGTGCGGTGGTGATTACTGTTCTGCAGGATGTCGATATTGCTGTACGCAATGCCGAATCTTTTGCGGCAGTGAAAGATATTGTGACCGCCTAAGTAGTTTAATCAAGAAATGCCTGTCTGTAAGGTTTCAGACAGGCATTTGTGTTTAAATCATTGGAGTTTGAAATGGCAAAAGTACAAATTATCCCGCGCCGTTCTTTTTTCTTGGGCGATATGCTGCTGAATGAGTCGGAGGTGGCAGTCGTTGAAGAAGCGGATGTAGGTCATCTGATTAAAAGCGGCTGGGTTGATCTGGTAGAAGACGGTGGCGGTGGTGAATCCAAACCGGCGGCCGGCAAGAAATCTGGTGGTAAAAAAGTACCGTCCAAAGTGAGTGAAACAGACGGTCAACGCGAAGGCGAAACAGACGGCCAACGCGAAGGCGAAACAGACGGCCAACGCGAAGGCGAAACAGACGGCCAACGC